CTCGTCCCGAAACAGGCAAGACGGGCTTCTACGTATCTCTGGCTACAGCCCCCAACGGCTTCTGTGCACAAGGCGCCGATGTTCACATCATTACCAATGAGGAGCCAGCGGTGCGCACAATGATGCGTGCTATGTCTTCTTATACCGGCTACACAGAGGACCAGCTGTATACTCACCGTTCACAAGCCAAAGGTAAATTCACAGAGATAGCACCGAACCTGCGTATGCTTGATAATGTGGATGCCAGTGTTGAGTGGCTTAACAAGTATTGTGAGCGGCACAAGCCTGACATACTTATCATAGACCAGTTGGATAAGGTGAACGTTAGTGGTACATTTGCACGTACCGATGAAAAGCTACGACAGATTTACTTGAAGTTTCGTGAAGTCTGTAAGCGGCATGATGTATTCGGTATTGGTATAAGTCAGGCATCTGCTGATGCTGAGGGCAAAACGCACGTAACTTATGCTATGATGGAGAACAGTAAGACGGGTAAGGCCGCGGAGGCTGACTTGATTATCGGTATCGGTAAGTCCGATGTAGCCGATAGCAGTGACACACGCCGCTACCTTACCATATCAAAAAACAAACTCACAGGTTTCCACGGCAACATACCGGTTAACCTTGAGGCAACAACGAGTAGGTACACAGCATGATTACTACACTCGACGTTGAAACAATGTTTCAAACTAATCCTGAGACAAAGCGCACTGACCCCTCACCGTTTCACAAGGACAACAAACTTGTGTCCGTGCAATATGCTTTTGGTGATGATAAGCCGGTGTTCCACTGGTTTCACCACGACACAAAGCAGATAGACACACACATACAACACGCCGATGTACAGAATATTCTTGACAACACCACACTCTTAGTTGGTCACAACATTAAGTTTGACCTGGTCTGGCTGTGGGAGTCGGGTTTTACTTACGATGGCGATGTGTATGATACCATGATTGCCGAATACTTGCTACTGCGCTGCCAGAACTGGGGCGTGAGCCTTGCTGACAGCTGTGAGCGCCGTAAGGTTGCACAGAAGAAGGGCGACTTGATTGAGGAGTACATCAAGTCTGGTATTGGCTTTGACAAGATGCCTATGGATACTGTTAAGGAGTACGGCATTGCGGACGTGATATCCACACGTGAGCTATATTTTGCACAACAAGCCCTGTATAGTGCTGACAGAAATGCACCACTCAAAAGGCATTTGAAACTTATGAACAAATTCTTGCCCGTTTTAGCAACATTAGAACAAAACGGTATCAAGATTGATTTTAAAGAACTTCACAAGGTGCGTTCTGATTATCAAGTCGAAAGGCAACAGTTACGTATGCAGTTGGAAGACGTGTGCCATGAGGTTATGGGTGACCGCATAATTAACTTTGCGTCACCGGCACAGCTTAGCGAGTTGATTTACTCACGCCGTATTACTGATAAGAAGAAGTGGGCGGAGGCATTTAACATTGGGTTGAATGAAAAGGGCAAGCCGCTGCCACGGCCTCACATGAGCGTCACAAAGTTTGCAGAGACAGTACGCAATCTCACAACGCGTGTTCACAAGACACGTGCTGAGCAATGCACGTATTGCAAGGGGCGGGGTGAATACTACAAGACCAAGGTTGATGGTAACCTGTGGAAGAAGCCTACCAAGTGTAAAGTTTGTGACGGTGCAGGGTTCATGCAGATACCCCTACCTAAAATTGGCGGACTCACAATGAATCCACAGGGTGTCTTGGACATATCTGCCAGTGGCTTTTCCACAGACAAAGTGACATTATTGCGCTTGATGAAGGCCGCTAGAAATAAGGGCAACGTTAATGCTGAGAAGTTTCTTACGTCGTCGGTGCGGCTAAATGCCGTAGATGTCTACTTGTCCAGCTTTGTTGGCGGTATAGCACGTAACGTAAAGCCTAATGGTATCTTGCATCCTAAGTTTAATCAGTGCATAACACGTACCACACGGCTGTCGTCGTCTGACCCCAACTTTCAGAACCAGCCACGCGGGAACACTTTTCCTGTGCGCCGTGTCGTTATCTCACGATTTAACGGCGGTTCTATACTACAGGCCGACTACAGCCAGCTAGAGTTTCGTATTGCCGCACAGATGAGTGGTGATGAACAGATGATAAAAGATATTATGGATGGGGTAGATGTCCACAGATACACAGCATCAGTCATATTTGAAAAGCCAGAAAAAGATGTTACAAAAGATGAGAGAACGGCAGCAAAGGCCCACACCTTTAAGCCCCTCTACGGCGGCACCTCGGGTACGCCAAACGAGATGGCATATTACAAAGCCTTTACTGATAAGTATCCAAAACTGGCTAAATGGCATGAGGACTTACAGACTGAAGCTATTATACATAACAATGTTACTCTGCTCACAGGCCAGCAATTTGCTTTTCCTGATACTAAACGCCTTGCTTCTGGCAATGCATCCAACGCGCCCTCCATCAAGAACTACCCTGTGCAGGGTATGGCTGGTGGTTGCGTGGTGCCGCTCGCGTTGCTTTCGTTACACAATGCACTTAAGGATTCGGGCTGTAAATCTCTTGTTATCAATACAGTTCACGACTCAATAGTGCTGGATGTATTTCCTGGGGAGGATGATGTAGTTGCTAGCATCACGTATGAGGCTATGACTAAGGTTACTAAAACCTTCGAAGAAACATATAATACCAAGTGGCTGGTGCCTCTTGAGGTTGATATCGAGATAGGAAAAAACTGGCTTGATATGGACGACTTTTCATTTGACTACCGACATGCAATGTGATATAAATTGCACTTAACTCAAAAAGGAGAGGTTATGACTTCATTACCTACCGTTGCAAACAACTTATCGTTTGAACAAATTGCTCAACTTATTGGGCAGGAACAGCCACCTAAAAATGGCTCTTCACTTACACTACTGAAGATTAATCGTGACTATGAAGATGACGATGGCAAACCCCTTCCTGCAGGTCATTTCACGATTAACCATGAGGGGGAGAATGTATATGCAAAAACAATTAAGTTTCAGTTGTTTATGCAGCGTTACCAGTACATTCACTATGACCAAGCAGAAGGTGAGTTTGTAGCCAAATCAATTATGGCTCACAATCTTTATCCACAGACTGAGGTGCCAGATACCATTGGCACTATGCGCTGTGGTTCTGTTCCTGCCGCAAAGCGGGACAGTCTGACTGCAGAACAAGCCACTAAACAGAAGGATATTAAATGTTTCCGTATGCTGTTTGGTAAGGTTACGTTCAATGATGCTGTCACAGCTAACGGAGAAAAGCGCGAAGTGGTTGGCGTTCCGGTTCTGTGGAAGGCACGAGGGGCTAACTTTATGCCCATTTCGGTACCATTGGAAGCGCTAACTGCGCAACGTAAGCCATTCTTGTATTATGACTTGGATGTTCTCTTGAAAAAAGAGAAAAATGGTTCCGTAACGTACTATGTTGGCACTTTCTCAGTGGGTGATGGTCCGCTGGACTTTACAGAGGATGACCAACAATTGTTGCAGGATTTCAATAATTATGTTGAATCTGAAAACAAGGACGTAATGAAAGACCACGATAAAGCGTTACGTTCACAAGGTAATATTGTTGACGTAGACTCAGCAGATGTTACTATGGATGATGTCCTTAACGATGACCTGCCGGAGTCAATGGCATCATGAATTCCAATCAAAGCCGCCTTCTTTCGTTCCTTTCAAAGGCGGCTCGTGGGGAGGCAGAGATGTCTCCCCGCACCCTTGACAGGTTTGCACAATACGCACGTGACGCAATGGAGAAGCAATTCACCAAGCGTGACGATGACTTTACATTGCGTATGAGCAACATCGGTAGACCATCTTGCCAGTTGCATCTGCAAGCTAAAGGACTAAAGCCCGAAACACCTACGTATGATTTTAAGATGCGTATGATTATGGGCGACCTTATGGAAGCCGCCATGTTCACATTGATGGAAGCGGCGGGTATTGATATTAAATCAAAGCATACTAAAGTATCGTATGACGCTGATGGCACACCCATTAATGGCGAGTACGATGTAGAACTTGACGATGGTATTTGGGATATAAAGACAGCCTCACCCTTTGCTTTTGAGCATAAATTTAACTCGTCTGATGGCTACAATAAAATCAAAGTTAATGATTCGTTTGGTTATGTAGCGCAGGGCATCGGATACGGAATGGGTGCTGGAAAGCCTTTTAAAGGTTGGATTGCATTGAACAAATCCACTGGAGAAATTGCTTTCACTGAAGCACCTGATAATGAGCCTGAGAAGGAAGAAGTAAATGATAAGATACAGGAATCCATTTCTGCAATCGACACCACTAAGCCGTTTAAACGACAGTTTTCTGATGTTCCAGAATCTTTCTACAAGAAAGAGACCGGAAATCGGGTATTGGGGATTGAATGCTCATGGTGCGACTACAAAAAACATTGCTGGAAGAACCTTGAATTCAGACGACAACTCCCAAGCAAGGGAAAGAACCCAAAGTACGTCTGGTACACCCACATCACCGATGAATGGCGTGACACTGACGCTACAGTATAGGACACCTGATGGCAACGCTACGGCCAAAATCTTCAAAACAAGTGAAGCGGAAGCCTATGACTTCATTACGGAACTCAAAGAAGGCGTCCCGTTCCCCACGCTCTACTGCGAAGGGCAAGTCTGTGCCTTCTCAGCAGAAACAATCCACGAAGTCCGTATCGAAAAAACGGATGTCTCCGAGGTCAGCGAAAGCCAAGGGACGTAAATTACAGAATTGGGTAGCTGAACAGTTACTCGGTATCCTAAAGGGGCTGACTTCACTTGATGTGCGGTCAACCCCTATGGGCGTTAATGGGGTAGATGTACAGATGTCTACCGCAGCTTACAATCAATTTCCATATGATATAGAATGCAAGAATACAGAGCGTATGACAACGCTGTATAATTACTACGAACAGGCTATCAGTCACGACTCCGGTGGAGAACCATTATTGGTAGTTAAGATGAACCACAAGAAGCCTCTGGTCGTTGTAGACGCAGAGCATTTTATAAAGGTAGCTACATGTCAGAAACACAAGAACTGAAATTAAATCCAGGAGATTCTGCACTTATCATTAGGCATGAGCAGGAAGAAAAGGATGGCTTTGGTATTGAGATATATCATCACCCTGACGATAGGTTAAGCGAGGAAGATGTGGTATTCTATGCCCTATTAACTAGGGGTATGGCCTACAGCGCCACCCAAGATGTACAGAGCCTATTGGAGATGGGCGAAGAAAGTTATGGAGACGAAGAGGATATTGTATTAACTCAACATTAAGGAGTCGTATGTGAGACACGTAGACTTATGTAGTGGTATCGGTGGCTTTGCTCTAGGATTTGAGTGGGCTGGACTTTCAACACCTGTAATGTTCTGCGACATAGAGGAGTGGTGTCGGGACATATTAAAGAAGCATTGGAATAATGTACCAATTAAGTCAGATGTAAAGGAACTAGCAAATGACCCAAAACGACTTGTTCCAGACTGTGACATCCTCACAGCTGGATACCCCTGCCAGCCCTTCAGTCAAGCAGGACGCCGCGAAGGCGAAGAGGATGACCGCCACATCTGGCCGTACATCCGCAAAATTGTTGCATCCAAAAGACCCACTTGGGTTGTTTTCGAAAACGTTTATGGTCACGTCAGCTTGGGCCTCGACCAAGTGCTCCTTGACTTGGAAACCGAAGGCTACGCCACAAGGACGTTTATTGTTCCAGCTAGCGGCGTCGGTGCATCGCACAGAAGAGATAGAGTCTGGATTGTGGGCTACACCGAGGACAACGGATGTGACGGGAGGACCGCGGCAACTGGACGAGAAGGGGCGGAGAGTCAGCAAGACGAATCCCAACTTGAAATTTGGGGCGAACTTAGCGGACCAAGTACGGATGTGGCCAACACCGACAACCAGAGATTACAAGGGCGGCTATCAGGGGGGCAGGATACGGAACGGCAAAGTGTCAATGGACACGCTGGACGTAGCAGTGCAACACACAGACAATCAGAGCAAAACTGGTGGGCAGTTGAACCCGACGTGGGTAGAGTGGCTAATGGGGTATCCAAAAGGATGGACAGACTTAAAGGACTAGGCAACGCCATAGTCCCGCAGATTGCACAACAAATTGCTGAATCAATAAAGGTTGTAGAAAATGCCAAGAGATGTTAGGTATAGAATAGAAGCCGATAGCCCTGCAGAGTTGCAGGAATATATAGACAACTACAAGAACACCTACCCAACAATCGCGTATGACACACGCGTGGTCAGTAAAACAGAAGAAGACGGAAAGCACACGGCAATCGTATCACGGTTGTCGTCGTGTGACTAAGGTTTAAAATGCGACACGAAGATTATATGAGGCAAAGAATGTCAGAAGATAATGTTAACCACCCAGCGCATTATAAAACTGAGGGGCTTGAATGTATTGAAGCTATTGAAGCTGCCCTAACTCCAGATGAATACAGGGGGTATTGCAAAGGCAATGCCCTCAAATACACGTGGCGAGAACGCTACAAGGGCAAATCTGTGGAGGATTTGCAGAAGGCTAGGTGGTACCTAGACCGATTGATTGGTGTAATGGAAAATGGCAGCAAGGAAAATTCGGGCTAATATTGTAGTTAATGCAGATATTAATTTAGAAGAATTCAATGTAGACATTGATGAAGTTTCTGATACCGTGAAGGAGTACCTTGACGATTTATTTTATGATGTTGAGGGAATAGTGCCTAGAAGGATACAAGTGAGGACACAATATGAATAACGCACTACCAACAGACTACCAAAATTTTATCGCGTTGTCGCGGTACGCAAGATGGAAAGAAGATGAACAAAGGCGTGAGACATGGGTAGAAACCGTTTCACGCTATTTTGATTATATGGATAGGCATCTGCGTGATAATTACGACTACAACCTTGGTAGTGAGTTACGGGGCGACCTAGAAGAAGCCGTATTGAATCAAGAAATTATGCCTAGTATGCGTGCTCTGATGACCTCTGGTCCTGCCTTAGACCGCTGTCATGTGGGCGGATACAACTGCTCCTACGTGCCCGTAGACAGTCCCAGAGCCTCTGATGAGACTATGTACATCCTTATGTGCGGTACAGGCGTAGGCTTCTCCGTGGAGCGCCACAACATAGAAAAGATGCCCATAGTCAATGAGGCTATGCACGAAACCGATACCGTAATCAAAGTAGGTGACAGCCGTCCTGGTTGGTCAAAATCTCTGCGTGAATTGATATCTTTGCTGTATGCCGGCCAGATTCCTAAGTGGGATACATCAGATGTTCGTGCAGCTGGTGAACGCCTTAAAACATTTGGTGGTCGCGCTAGTGGCCCCGCACCCTTGGAAGAACTTTTTCAGTTTGTAATTGATAAGTTCAAGGGCGCGGCAGGACGTAGGCTATATCCGATTGAGTGCCATGACATCATGTGCAAGATTGGTGAAGTTGTAGTTGTTGGCGGTGTGCGCCGCAGTGCATTGATTTCATTATCTAATCTTAACGATGACCAAATGGCACATGCCAAGTCTGGGCAGTGGTGGGAAAATGAAGGACAACGTGCGCTGGCTAACAACAGCGTAGCCTACAAAGGTAAGCCCGAGATGGGCACATTTATGCGTGAGTGGGTATCGCTGTATGAATCTAAGTCAGGTGAGCGTGGCATATTCAATCGTGAGTCTGCTAGAAAGCAAGCCGCTAAAAATGGTCGGCGTGATGCAGAACAGGATTTTGGATGTAATCCCTGTTCCGAAATTCTGCTACGTCCCTACCAGTTCTGTAATTTGTCAGAAGTGGTGGCACGTGCTACGGATACTGCCGATACATTGAAGCGCAAAGTGCGTCTGGCCACCATACTGGGCACTTTTCAATCCACACTCACAGATTTTAAATATCTGCGTAAAATATGGAAAACAAATACTGAGGAAGAGCGGCTACTAGGGGTGTCATTGACTGGCATCATGGACAGTACGCTTCTCAGCGGCACCAGTCCCGACCTCGGTATGAACATTTCTAGCACTCTTGAGCTACTGCGTAACGAGGCTATAGACACTAACGCTGAGTATGCACAACAGTTAAAAATTGCACAATCTGCAGCTATTACGTGTGTAAAACCTAGTGGCACTGTTTCACAGCTTGTCGATAGTGCCAGCGGTATTCACGCTAGGCATAACCCCCACTACATCCGTACAGTGCGAGGTGATAACAAAGACCCGCTCACACAGTTTATGCGTGATGCCGGCATTCCCAACGAGCCTGATGTAATGAAGCCAGACAGCACAACTGTGTTCAGTTTCCCAATGAAGTCGCCTTCGTTGGCTGTTACACGGACTGCTATGACTGCCATCGAACAGCTAGAACTGTGGCTTTTGTATCAGCGCCATTGGTGCGAACATAAGCCTAGCGTAACAATTTCAGTGAAGGAAAATGAATGGATGGATGTAGGTGCGTGGGTGTACGAACACTTCGATGAAGTGTCGGGCATTAGCTTCCTGCCATTCAGCGACCATACGTACAAGCAAGCCCCGTATCAAGATTGCACAAAAGATGAATACGATGAAATGGTAACACGCATGCCCACTAAAATTGACTGGGGCGAGTTGCCCGAATATGAAAAAGAAGACAATACATCAGGGGGCAGGGAGTTGGCCTGTACTGCCGGTGTATGTGAAATTGTAGACTTGACAGCCGCTTAAGGAAGATTAAAATGAAAGATATGATGCTGAATGCACTGAAGAAAAATGCTGAAGGAGGTATTGCGCTACACCAAGCGAACATAGAGGTGTACCTAAATAACCCTGCCGGCATCGGAGAGCACTCTGACATTATGGAGGCAGTCCAAGACGAACTGGACAAACTGGCCGCCCACCAGGACAGACTAGATGTGCTTAATCGTTATTTTATCTTTGAATCTATGGAGTTGAAATAGTGTCTAATAAGGTAGTATGGAAGCGAGGCAAGGATTATGTAATCTGTAATCCGCCCCGCAAATCTGAACAATGGGACGAATGGCAGAAAGTGAAAGAAAAAGAGGAAAATAAAAATGGCTAAAAACTCTGCCGTAGAACGGTTTTACTACGAAGGCCGCAGGTCTTTTTATAAAGTAGAAAGGCGTAACAAATACTTTCATATTTTATCCAATCCATATTCTACTAATTCATTCCGCGGCAAAGAATGGCAGCGGGGTTACGATTCTTGTTATTTTGAGAATTTACAAAGGTTACAAAATGGGAAGTAAGGAAAAAAGCGTAGAAGAATTTCAAACAGCTATGGACCAGCCCATAGACATAGAATTTAATAAACATCAGTTGATGCTACGTATGTCTTTCATAGATGAAGAAGTTGCAGAACTGCGTGAAGAAGTTATGGATGCCATTGAAGAACTGACTACCTCCTCCTTTGTATCGCAGAAATTACACACTAAGATTATTAAAGAATTGTGCGATGTTATGTACGTTATATCAGGATTTGCTGTAACTTTTGGCTTGCCAATTGATGAGGCGTTTAGTAGAATACACAAATCAAACATGAGCAAAATGGTTGATGGCAAACCTGTAAAGAATGAACAGGGTAAAGTCCTTAAAGGCCCGAACTATAATCCCCCCAATCTTAACGACCTAGTAGCTAAACAATTAGACTTTTTTAAAGGTCGTGCATCTTGACATAGGAGATATAATGTCAGACGAAAAACAAATGGTTACCATAGATGGTAAAGAATATGACTTTGTTGAATTAGAAGATGGTCAACAGTATTTAGTGAAACAGTTGCGTTCTGTAAATAGTAAAATTGCTAACGCCAAGTTTGATTTAGACCAGTTGTCCGCTGCACAGGATATGTTTTCTAAGATGCTCCTTGCATCCGTGAAAGAATTTGAAGAAAAGAGCGAATAGAATGGAAAATCTGGAACCAGCAGTTAAAGACCGTAAGAAGTTTGATATTGATTTGCAATACGGTAAAGTGCGTGAGCAACTTATCGTTGACATGCTTCAAGATAAGAAGATTGAAGTGAAGTCAGAGCGAGACATGTGGGCACGTACCGGCAACATTGCCATTGAGTATCAGTCTTATGGCAAGCCTAGTGGCATTGCGGCTACAGAAGCTGACTACTGGTTCCACAATCTGTGCATCGGTGATGGCGTATTTGCTACGTTGGTGTTTCCTGTGGAGTCACTTAAGAAAATTATCGACAACCTAGACTACAAGAAATCCGTAAAGGGTGGAGATAACTACGCTTCTCAAATGTACTTGCTTAACATACAGAAGTTGTTTTCATCAGATGTAATTAAAGCATTTAAGGAAGAGGCCAATGGCATCGACCAAGACACTATCTGTGCTGAGTGAACTAGACGTACACCTAAGCATAACTAAAAACGGTATAGCTGTTGTAATATCAGGCGGCGATAGCGAAACTTCTTTTAGTGAATACACATGGGATGAGTTGGCTGACGATATTATAGACCAACATGCTATCCCTGTGCTTGCTAGCAATGACTACAAGATTAGCAAAGATAGCGCTAATTTTATTGTGGGTGCCGCACAACAAATGCGCCAAACCTCCCGAGGGCTGGTTCAGCGCGTTAATAATATGGATGTAGTGGATATTGGATAAGGCAGTGTGGTTGTTGTTTTGTGTGCTATCTGCCACACCGGACAACATTGATACAAAGCCCATAGTCACAACAGAGTGGTTATCCACCTGTCACGTGGAACTTACAGAGCACTTATTTGATTATCCGTCAGATAGGTGCTTTTGTGTTGGGATGGATTCTAATTAATACTAAACTGCTTGTAAAGTGCGTCTTCAGTAGCAGACAAAGGTCTGTCAACATCTTGCAACATTTTGCGAGTTTCGGCAGCTTCTGGAGATTCACCAGTAGCAATATTTGCTACTATAGTTCCTATAGAACCTGGTCCGAAAAAATAATTTAGTATGGTGCTTTTAGTTCCGCCTACTTCTTTAGACCCTAGTCCTACAGCAGCAGAAACAAGATTATCATTTGTAAATAAAGTTGCTATGCGTTTTTGTGCACCTAAGCGAGCTAGGCCCCGACCAAGTTTTAGGGGGTCAATTGTAAATAACTCTCCAATAATTTGTGCACCAGACAATGCGGAACCAGCATCTGCACCAGAACGACTTAATGTTGCTGTATAACTTTGTAGCATTTTTAATACCGCCATATCTTTTTCATTTAATATTTTACTAAGATTTGGGGCAACTTCAATTGCTTGGTCTAAAAGTTCGCCAAGTTTTGCAGAGTCAATTTCAAAATCGCCTACCTTAGAATAGGCGGTGTTACTTTGTACACGTTTAAGAACACCACTTTGTGTAGAAACAAGGTAATCAAAAAATCCTTTACGTAGATTTTCCATACCAGCACCAGCAGATTCTCGTTGAGCAATTGTGATTAATTTACCTAAATTATCATTTATTTTGGATGGGTCATTAAAAACATTCTTAAATCGTAATAAAAAAGGACTATTGTCAGCGGCATTTTTACCTACCACTTCCACAAAATCTCCAGAGGCTAGTTCTGCTAATTGGTCTGCGTCTTGCAATGCTTGCTGTTTTGCAGCCCTGTCATATCCTAGTGTGGCTAATTCATCATCACTAAAGTTAGTAAAAAAATCCCGTAATGCAGTCGGTGCAGATTTTTCACCCGCTTTTCCAGGCATAGATAGCGCTATATTTGCGTCTACAAGCTCTTTAAAAGAATCTTGTAATTTGGTAAGAGCCATAGGACTATTTACTACATTTGCCCTTGCTAGATTAGCCATTACATAGTCTTGTTGTTTACCAAGTGCTTCTAGCAGTTCCTCTGTAGCTATATTTCTACCTTTATCTAAAATATCTCGTGAAAATTGGCCCGGTTCAGTGTACTTTAGTACTTTTGTTTTTGTACGTGTTTGTGCTTTTTCAACAATATCATACGTTTCTTTGTAAAACGCGTTAGCATCATTAAGGTCATTACGAATATTTGCCTTTACTGCATCATCTACACCTTCTGGGTTACCAATCATGTCCAAAAGAGTTTCTCGCATTTCCATTGCAGTGGACCTAGCATTTTTTGCTGCAGTTGAAGGATTAGGCAAGGCCGCTAAATCAGAACCCATTTCACCGAAGCGAGTAGCAAACATGTGTAATAATTTTGCTGGTGAGTCTATATTATAATCTTTAGAAGTTCTTGAAATAGCGTAAGCAGGATTTGCTTTATTAAACGCCGCTATTGCGGCATCCATACCTTGATAGGTTAAAACACCTCCTGCTTCTTTATTGCCTAAACCTTTTACAGCTTCTATAGCATCAAAAAGATTAGGCTCTCCTGCTTGCATTTGTAAATTAGAACCAGTTCTTTTTCCTGCATCATCCAGTCCAGGAACAATGGTCCGCGTATTAGCTATAATTTTATCAATAGCCGGCCCCATGTTATACGAAGAGGTGCCAACTGAATCAAAAACTCTTGCATACAATCCCTTAGCTTCATCAAATCTAAGCGCCCTAAATAATTTATCTAGCTCTTGTATGCTTGTACCAATTTTTTTATATTCGGGAGTTTTATCTCTATTTTTTGAAAAAAAATCTTGCATATCATTTAGGCTTCTACGGAAGAGTCCAAAGTCTCCCCCTCCTAAATTATCTTTATATGTTTTTAGATAATCTACGGCACTTTGTGTAGACTCTCTAATTTTTCTAGGTATGATAACGCTAGTTTGTTCTGCCAAACCACTTAAACGGCCTATGATACGAGAATCGGTGACACTTTTTAATGTCATACCTCCTAAAGTTACCTGTCGACCTGTCGCATCAACAAGCGTCATGTCTACGCCATCTACTTTAGCTGCATCACTTCCAGGTCTAGCTCCAGTTGCTACAGATGCTTCTTGTGCCTTGCGAGCACTAGGATAAATATCTAATGAAGCAGCAGTATCTTCTAAAAATGCTTGCCCTCTCCTTCCCAAAGTTAGGCGTAACTTGGTGACAATACCTCCCGCGCCACCCAGTAATAACTCAAGTTGTGCAGCCAATCTTTCTTGGTCAGTAAATTTATCTCCTGTAAACTCTATTCCAAATGCAGAACCAGAAGGGGTGTATCCTCTGTTTATAGTGTCATATATTTGACCTAGTAATGTTTCAGCCTCGTCTGCCTCTTTAGCTTCAAGTCCCAATTGGTCTTTTAAAACTTCTTGTTTAAATTTTTCTGTAGTTCCGCCACCCGCGTACAACATATAGCCAAAGGTAAGCCCTCCCAAAAGAGGTGCAAAAGGGCCAGTGGGAGCGGCCGCAGCAGTGACAACTGCGGCAGTAGAAAAGGCAGTCCCTACCGTAGCCGAACCCGCGGCAACATCATATCCAACAGTTCCACTAAGCATTTTTGCATAGTCCGCCGTGGATTGCACAGGACTTGAAAAGGGGGTAAATGTACCGTCATCTTGTTCTAGGGATATATAGAATTGAGGACTAAAGACTGTACGGGGATTGGTGTCTTCAAATACACGCACTTTTCCTTTACCATGTATATTTTCATAAAGTTTGCGAGCTTCTTCAACAGTTTCTACAAATCCAAAGGCTGCTAATCCTTCATTACCTATGATATTTTTAATTTCTGTTCCATCTGGGTCATATGTGCCGCCCTCTTCCCCTATTATTTTAGAAAGTCGTTCTGTAGTATCCTCTTCAATTTTTTCAGATTTAAGTCTGTAGCGAGGGTCTGGTTCCGCCGCTGCGATATTGGGCGGCAAGTCACCAAGAACAGGAACGTCTTCTAAAAATTCTAACCCAAACAAAGGTGCACGAGTTCGTGTATCCTCTATAGAAGGGTCAAAAAGAACGCCAGGACGAATTTCAATTTCCGTGCTTTCTTCTTCCACGGGTGCAGGTGCAGGTGCAGGTGCAGGTGAAGGCTGTATATTTACGCCAAACTGCTGCCCTAGTTGTTGTGCTGTGTTTGCCATTTTATGTCCTTAATTAGCAGATGGAAGACCTGCAGTTTTAAAGTTACGTTTGTAACCTTCTGGGCTTCTCCGTCTTGCCATAACAGCCATACCAGCGTTATGCGCTATATCTACATACGGCGCAATTACTTGAATATACTGTTGAGTTTTATTTGTACCGTTTTCTTCATCAAACTTCTTAAGTTCTTTAATTTTAGCCGCAGGATTTGAACCGCCCGGTATTCTGTTGGTTTCTAAAAGATTTGTTAATACCATTGTGCTAATTGATTCTTTAGATATATCCATTATTTCTGTTGGATTAAGTGGGTCAAAATCTCCTTTAAACTCTATTGCAGGAGTATCAATAAATTTATCTGCGTAAGCTATAGCCTGTGTCGTGGCAAAAATACGTGTTAGGCCGTTAAGAGCACTAACACTTCTCGTAAAACCAATAGTTGGTTGGTTAAGGAGTCCTACATAGTCGGTAACCATAGCCAAATCTTTATCAGATAGGCGAGGGTCTTTAAACAATTCATCTTTTGCGGCTGTAAGGAAACTAATGGCATCTCGTCTTGCTTGCTCTGCTTCAGCACCCTTAAGTCCTTCAGCAACTCCCCTCATTCCAAAGAAATCTGCAAAATCTGTGGCGTATATTCTTGCCTCTCCTTGTAAACCTAAAATCCCTAATCCTGAAGCAACGCTTCTTACAGCTACATTTAATCGTCCTATTGCTCTAAAAGAAGCTAAAGTGTTATCAATGGATTCGTTAGCATCAGCAACAACTGGGGGAGGTGCTGTTTCTTTTCCACCTACAGTCATTTTGTGTCGGACGGGTACGGTAATAACGTTACCTTGGCTATCCAAGGTTACCATCATGGTAAAACCTTTATCTTGGAATGTGCTACCAATCTTTGAATCGCCGCTTGCATGATGTTCTGCAATTTTGCGTGCTTCATCGGTAGTTCCGTCAAATCCTGCATCTTTAAGAAGTTTCATATTATATGCAACACTTCTTTCAAATTCCGTGCCATTAGCTGCAGGGTCTTTTTCTGATATGCTAATTTCATTTACTTTCTCTTGGATAATAGCTAGGGCATCTATAAGGTCTATTCCCTCTACATTTGTTGCTGCAGAGTTTATAAGTATACGTGCTTGTCGCATTGCTTCTATATCATTATCATCCATAAATTCTTTTTTAGCAGGGTCTGCAAATATTGCTTCGTATCTTTCCAACTGTTTATTAACATTAATGAAAACATCCGGCATCTTTAATGTGCCATCAGAAGGCTTTTCAATACCTGTCATCAAGGCTAAGCCCTGTTTAATTACGTCTTCATACTGAGTAGCTACGTTCATGTCGTTAGCAAACTCAGGATTTAGTGCAATCTTACGCTTCATATCAATTGCATCTGTGTATATCTTATTAAGGGGTTTTCTAACATCAGATGATAAATCAAGATTAAATATAGTATTCCTAAAGTCTTCTAATTCATCATCAAATGACTGAATATACTGCCGTACTTTTGTATCTGGAATAGATGTAGTTACGATAGCACTCTGCAATTCATACATAGTATCTACGTTAGCATTATTGTCTTTTAAGAAGGCTTTGTAAGATGACATATATTTTGCGGATATTTCATCGCCTTTGAGTTCTGTGCCATCACTTAGTTTAATTACTGTATCTGGGGTAATAAGGGCGTTATCGCCATCCTTACGAAAAATACTAAGAATAGATGTGTGTGAATCTGTAATTGTTTTAGTTAAAGGATTGTCTTTATTTAAAATTAACGCAACAGAAGGGTCAGGTAACTGCGGTACAGCTCCCTTCATAACTCTTTTATATTGCTCTACGCTAATACCCATTCTTGCTGCGGCGGCAGCATCTGTTTCTGCGCTAGATTGTCCCCTAAAAACTCTACCTAAAGCACCCATAAATGTTTTTGGTTTCTCTGTTTGTGCACTACCACTTAGTATAGAGTCTGTTTGTTCTGCAGTATCGGACACAGATGGGCTTCCTACAGAAGGAATGTCTACTATTCCTAATTTATCCCTATTTTCAAAAAAATATTTTATAGCATCCCCTGCATTTTTTGCTCCTGAAGTAGAGATTAAAGATTGTGCATATCCCTCTAAATCAGAGGGAGATAAATCTTTAAGAAAATCATCATTTTGTGCCCCCACTATTTGAGCTACTTCTGTAATTATTTTCTTTTGTTTAGCATATTCTGATACACCAGCGTCATACGCTGTTTTTTTAGCACCAAAACCTTTTACTTTTTCTAGGATGCTTTCTTCATCACGTTCCGCGGTAGCTTGAATAATATCCGTAGCAGTATCAAGGCTACCCCTAATAAAAGCGCCTTTTGTACCGCTCATTAATCCGCCAAGAAATGCCATTATTCTGTCTCCATCGGTGCTTCTTTAGGTGCCATAAGTCCGCCCTTGGGCTGGTCTTCTTTTAATTCTTTAATTTTTTCTTCTACTTGTGGCATGAATGTTGATTCGCGTTCTTTAATAGATTCTTTTAATTGTACAGCATTTCTAACTGCATCACTAACATTGGTTTTAGGACCAATCACGTAGTCTATATCGGCTTCGTCAGCGATAAGCATAATCATGTTTCCTAAATCTTCGCCTACAATAATGCCAAGGTCAGGACTATACATACCCTCTGCAAATCCGTGCATAACCATAGAAGTTACAATAGTGGTTATAGGTATCTTAGATTCCAACAATGCAAAAAGACCAAACAATACTTCATCATCTTCAAATTTATCCATATAATAGCCAATGACTTCATCCTGTGTTGTAAACATAGGGGGGCTTTCCCAAGGATATTGCTTAGGAGGCTTAGTCAGCGACTGCCCAGGAATAGGCACATCAAAACGAGAGCGTTCTTTTCCCGATGGCATTGTTAGATTTTCTGAAATACCCTGTAACATTATTATGCCTTTGTTGCTTTAGCCACTTTAACAGTATCTTTTGTTTCTCGTAGCATACGTTTGTGTACCGCATTCTTTAAACTTGCAGAAAAATTAGCGCTGCTATCTAGTTCTACAGATGCGGGACGTGAGCGAACAGCTTGTGAACCTCTACGGCCTGTAGGACGACGAAAACCTGATGTGCTGTATGGAGTGGGTTTTTCTACTGCGGGAGCTTGAGCGGTCTTACTTCCAAGCAGATTTTGAGCAAGTTTTGCTGCGAATATTTGCCACATATTGTCCTCTTATGTTATCCTGATGGTGCTTGTCCATATGCTGCACCCAGATAGGATGCACCGATGGTAGTTAAAAAACTACCAATAGATGTTGCAGTTTGTTGGTCTAAGTATTTATCGTAATTTTCTCTGTTAACATCCGCTTCAAGAATTGCCATAGCCATATTGAACGAACGGTCATGTGCATTTTCTGCAGATGAGTACGCATAATCTGCTTCATCCCGAAACTGTTGCCACACATTATTAAGTGCTGTATTTGATATTGATAGATAATTAGCAGCGTTAACTTGGTTAGCGGCATTTTGTGTTGCAGTGTTTGCCGTATTAACCTCACGACGCCATTGTACATTACTTTGCTCAATTGCTAAAGCGTTAGCTGCGTTAAACTGCTCTCTTTGGTTAGCCATTGTTGCGGCAAATTGTTGCATGGCGTTGGCTTGTCCAGCGTTAAACTGACTAGAAGCATTTTTTGCAGTAGCATTGTACTTATTAATGTCTTGCGAGAGACTAGCGTAGAACTGATTAACTTGGTTCTGCGAGGTAGCATTGAACTGCTGTGCCGCATTAGCCGCCGCTTGGTCGGAAAGCATTGCTTGTTGTTTTGCTTGTTGTTCAATGACTGCGGATTGCTGTGCATTAGACATGTTTGCCATATCCATTTGCATAAATGCTTGCGCATTTTGTACAGCTACTTGTTGACGAGCGTTGAGATTCGCCATATCCATCTGTGCTAGACTAGCCGCATTAGCAAGTGCTGTGGCTTGTGAGTTAGACAGATTGCTAAGATTAAGTGTTTCCACCATCTTAGAGTTTGCAAACACGCGTTGTTGTTCTTGTGTAAACGTCATGTTTGCGGCTTCGGCAAATTTTTCAGCGTTGAGGATGTTAGTCTGCTGTTGGTTGCTGAGTTCTTGACCTGCCAAAGAAGCGTTAACTTGCATTTTTGCAAGCGCCATTTGTTGACGATTTGACGTGTTAGCCAAATCTATATTCATATTGTTCTGTGAGTTAGCTAAGCGTGCCTGTTGTTCATTAGACATAATCTGCACAGCAGTTTTATAATATGTCTGAGAATCCTGCGTAGCTATAGGGAGGGCAGACTCCATAGCGGCTTGCGTAAGTGCCGCGCCGGCCATAGAAGAAGCAGAGAGACCGCGTGCGGCCATCTGCGCGTTGGCATTACGAATTGCCCCCGCTGCCCAAGACGGAACTTGTCCATTAGAAAACTGTTGTGACAACCTAGCAAGTTGTCCTTCTACAGTCATGTCAGGTGTTACCTGCATAGTCGCACCTTGTACGGTGCTAACGAATCCTGATTGTGCTGCTTGATACGGGTCAAGGAATTGGGCATCGGCGGTAGCCGCTGTAGCCTGTTCTTGGGCAGATACTGTGCGCCCTGTCATAGGGTCTATTGCACCTTGAACAGTGCCCTGTGCGGCTGTAGCTTGCTGTCCTATGGTACCCTGTGCAGCTTTAGCTTGCGCTTCTTCCGATAAAGTGCCTCTTGTGTCGGCTACCCCAGACACAGGACCAGCCATCTGCGGGGTCATTTGCGCAGGAGCCTGAGCTTGCACTCTTTCCGCTCCTTGTGCAATAGATTTAGTCAGGCTGGTGTCGGGTAGCTCGTCGTCTACTTGTCCCGAACCTTCTTTAATAAGTTCATCTTGTCCGATAACTTGGTCTTTAGGCTTGTACAGTCCTTGTTTTGGCATCAAAGGATTAACAGCTTGTTCGCCCATATATTGGTCTACTGGTTTGGTTCCAGTTTTTGGAGCTTCTGCCATACTAATTCATTCCCATAAATACTGTAACTACCATAGCTACCACCATTACGGTGCTACCCATTATCATTGCTTCTAATCGCCACATACGTTTGTCTAAACCCTCTAGTTTCTCTTGCACAGAGGCATACCGGATGGCGCACTCTTTTTCGTGTGCCTCAAGTTCCATCTGTGTTTTGAGTACAGGTTCCATTGCCAGCTTCATTAGTCGGCATCAGCTATAGTTAACTCGCCAGCATCTACTTGGCGCATGATTTCTGCGTAGTGTGTGTTTGCTGAATCTGTGGGTACTGTCATCTCTTGACCATCAACGGTGGCAAATATCATTATCTTATTTTCAGTTACATATTTTGCCGATGTAATATTCATTTCATCCATAATTTATAACTCCGCCGTTAATGTTTCTGTTCTACCAGAAATATGCACTATTCCCTCAGCTGCCGATTCAACTGATAAAATAGCATTACCAGTGGTGGTGCCTAGTCTAAAACCAGAATATGTTGTATGAGAGCTTCTAACATTAGTATTATTACCACTTGTAATTATGGCACTTGTTGGTGCTGCCCTCATTTCTACTGGTAGTGATACCATGTTTTCTACTCTAGTAAGTCCAGCAGAAGCATAACCTCTAATATTTAATCCAGAATGGACTTGAAAGTACCGTTGACACTTGGCTAACGTAGTTCCTATGTCCTCATGCTCAAATGGCGTGGCTACCTCGCCTATCTCCATCTGCAAGCCAGTAATTTCTAATGTTCTGTCTGTGCTGTCAAAAAATGATGTTTGATTGTCTCCAACTCTTTTTGTTTGGTCGGTTTGCCAAGTATTAGATGCAAAAGTACCGCTGGTAAAATTTGAACCTGCGTGAAACCAAAAATTTAATTGCATGGATTGTGCATTATCGTCATCTAGTGTTCCTGTTGTATCGCCCACATAAGTCAAAGACACCCTATTCCATGAAGTAGTCACAGAAAATTCTTGACTATTAGCCCTGTAACTATTGTCAGAATCTTCAAACTCACAAGTATAAGTCGCGCTTGCGTTTCCTTTCACATAAAATGAAACGGTTACTGGTTCTGCACTAGATGTACCCTTCTTGAGTTGTTGAAGGTCTTGACCCTCAAACCTGTATTGTATTATGCCAACTTCAGTAGAAGCTATAGATGTATCGGCTGTCGTGCAGTCTAATTTTAAGGCGTTTGCGAACCCCGGCAAGTCGGTTACAGATGATTGTGACATGGTTAACCGACCAGCAGTGTTACTCGTGTTTAACCTAAATCGGTCTATTGTTTTATAGTCTGCATCTCCACCAATACCTGTTACTGACGTACCACGTTGCGCCACGTTCATCGCACCGTTGATAACAAGGTTCCGATTACTTTGCGCCGTCTGCGAACCAATCAGTGCGGCGAGTTCTGCTGCTTTACTCATGCGAGGTCTCCGTGTACGACTGTCAAACCAATATCATCATCAATCGCAACAGTGTGTGCGTCTGCATCTAAATTAGCCATATTGTAGACAAAATTACTCGTTGTAATTTGGTCAGGCATTTGAACTCT